GCGTGCCATACATAGGCCGCCTAGACGAGGGATATTCACAACAAGCACCGCGTGGTATGACACGACCAGCCGCACGGGAAGTGCTCAATAGGGCAAGAAGGAGAACAAGATAATGTCAGTAATGGACAACATATCTAAACACTACCAATCAGCGATCGGTGGTGACATGGAGAGCTATCACTGTGATGAGTGGAACACGGATATCTACTTCAGGAAAACTTATCCACTCAAGGACGAGGCCAAGATCCTTGAACTGCAGTCGCAGGGCAAGACGGTTGAGGCACTGGTTGAGAGCATAGTGGCCAAGGCGAGGACCAAGGATGGTAAACGCATGTTCCACGATGCGGACAAGGTTAAACTGATGAACGAGGCAGACCCACAGACAGTGGTCAAAGTGGCCTCCGCCATCAACAACGCAAGGATAACCGCGACACAGGAATCTGCCGCAAAGGAATAGATTCCAGTGTTGAGTTGAGATTTGTGATGATGCTGGCCGACAGGCTCAAGAAGAGCGTGGCGGAGATATTACAGATGTCAACACTGGAGTACGAACTCTGGCTTGGTTATTATTTGTTTGAAAACAAGGAAATGAAGAAGACCATGAACAAACAGAAGCAACAAGCGAAGGTTAGGAAATAATGGCCCAGGGCAAACTCTTACTGGACATAGCGGTAAGGAACCAGCAGGCGCTGGGCAAGGTCAACAGCCAGCTGAGCCAACTTCAAGGTAGCAGTCTAAAACTGTCAACCCTGCTGAAGGGCGCCGCGGGTGCGTTGGCCGCCATTGGTGCCACGCGGGTAATAGGTAGCATCGTAGCAACAACGGCCAGGTTTGAGGATCTCAATGACGCCCTAGCGTCAGTGACGGGATCAGCCCAGGCGGGTGCTGAGGCGTTTGACTTCGTCAGCAACTTCGCGACCAAGACGCAGTTTGGCGTTGAAGACCTCACAACCACATTCATAAAATTAAAGGCATCAGGCATAGAGCCCACACAGGACCTACTGACCCTGTTCACGGACACGGCGGCGATCACGACGGACCAGTTGGGGTCACTACAGGCCATCACTGACCTGTTCGCCAGGACCACTTCGGGTGGATTGGGTCTTGAAGAACTCAACAGACTTGCTGACAGGGGTGTACCCGTTTTCAGGATACTTGAAGAACAACTGGGCATAACAAGATTAGAGATATCAGAGGTTGGTAAGACGGCGGAGGGATCTAAGAAAATCCTAAACGCACTATCAACAGGATTGAGGCAGGACTTTGGTGGTGCCACCGCCAAGGTGGTTGACAACTTGTCAACACAGTTCTCAAACTTGAACATCGCACTAAAGAATTCAGCCAACGAGTTCGGACAGGGACTATCACCGGTGTTGAAAGACGCCACCGCTGACCTGACCACATTCATAGAGAACAACGACGAGACCATAGCCGCACTGGGCAGACTGGGTGGCGTGATCCTCAAGGGCGTTGTGGATCTGTTCATTTCACTGGCCAAGGCACTGGGTGCCATTGTGATCGGTGGTGAGAAACTGATTGGATTCTTTGAAGAGGCCTCCAAGAGCACGGACCACATACACGACGACTTCAGCATGCTGAATTCAGACTTTGACACCATGGGCTTCCACCTGGCTGGCATCAGCACTGGCGCCAAACAGGTGATCAAACCACTGGGTGACATGCAGATTGAGGCCGCTGAGCTGGGCGACACCGTATCAGAGGTCGCGACCAACATGGCGGACTACAATGACGCCTTGGGTGATTACAACGAGGTTGGTCCAACCGTGGCGGAAGTGTTGAAGAATCAGGCCAACGAGGCCGCGGCCGTGAACAGGGAAACGGCCATAATGAACAGGACCTATCCAAAGACCACACAGGCGGTCAAGATGGCCAACCAGGCCATGGAGACCTACCAGCAACACCTAGAGCAGATGTTGAAGAACTACAGCTCAGCGGTCATCGTGTCTGACACACTGATATCAATGACACAGACCTTCGCCAACACGGCGGAGTCAGCATTGACTGACGTGGTGATGGGCACCAAGACACTGCAGGAGGCACTGGGACAGGTGGGACAGGCCATACTCAGGGAACTGATAGGGGGCATCATCAGGCTCCTAGTGGTTGGACCAATCCTGCAGAAGATAGCGGACATATTTGGCGTTGACATGGTGGACGGCGTCAACAAACAGGTGGCCGCACAGAAGAAATTGAACAGGGAACTCAAGACGGAGATAGCACTGAGGACGGTGCTGGCGTTCTTTGGCGGTGGGGGTGGATTTGGCATACCGTTCCTGGCCAACGGTGGTAGGGCTCCGGCCAACCAACCAGTTGTTGTTGGTGAGCGTGGACCTGAACTGTTCGTGCCCAACACAGCGGGCGAAGTGATATCAAACAACGAGATGACGTCAATGGGTGGTGGCGGATCCGGTGGTGGTGGAGACAACATCAACGTGACCTTCAACATCAACACCATTGATGCCACTGATTTCAATGAATTATTAACAACCAGGCAAGACCTGATCATAGGTTTGATCAACAGGGGTCTCGCCGAACGAGGCAAAAGGAGTCTGACAGCATAATGAGTGGTACATTCCCAATATCAGCAGGTTTTGAGACCTTAGATTTCCAATCAAACACCAACAGCAGGGTCACGGTGAGCGTTTCTGGCAAGACACAGAGGATCAAGACCGGCTCACAGTTCTGGAGCTTCAAGTTGAAGTCTTCCGCATGAGCCGGGATGATCTGATGTCTGATTTCGCTTTCATCGTGCAACAGGATGGACAGGTAGAATCATTCACCATAGTCCCTCCGACCATATCATCAACCAGGGGCACCGCCTCTGGCACGATAACGGTGGCCAACGTCACCAGCGAATCACCATCTATGAGCCTGGCGTCAGGATCCAGTGCCATAGGCGTCACTGGGGGCACAGGCACACTGAAGAAAGGTGACCTGATAAAATTCTCAAACCATGACAAGGTATACATGATAACAGAGGACGTGGACCTGGACGGATCCACGGTGGATCAGATACAGTTCTACCCACCACTGACCACGGCAATGACTGGGGGTGGGCAGACCATCACCTACAATGACGTGCCAATCACGGTGTACATGGACAAGGACGAGCAGAAATACATCACACAGGCTGATGGCACGTTCAAGTACGAGATAACACTTAATGAGGAGATATAATGGCCAGGGATCTTGCCAGTTCACTACAGACCAAGTTGGCCGCGAGGACGGTGTTCGCCGCGGACCTCATTGAACTGCACCTTGACACGCCACTGTACTTCACATCAACCAACATTGACATAGACTACGACTCAGACACGGCGCCGGACGCGGGCACCAACACATACCTGGCACAGGGGCAGTTCCTGTTCTTTGGCAACGTCACTGAATCATCAGACCTCAGGGTGGGACAGATTGACATGACCTTCACAGCGGTTGACACCACCACCATATCACTCCTGATCAACAACCAGTACATGAACAAGCGGGTGGTCATTTACCGTGCCGTGCTGGACGACCAGTACAACTTCACATCAGATGACGTGTTCACGGTGTTTGATGGCATCATCATGGGCTACGCGATCAGTGAACAGGACACCACCGCGACGGTGACCATCACCGTGGCCTCACAGTTCGCAGACTTTGAGCGTACCAATGGCAGGAAGACCAACCCGGCATCACAGCAGGTCCACTTCCCCACGGACAAGGGCATGGACTTCTCCGCACAGATAGTCAAGGACCTCAAATGGGGGAGATCATAATGGAACAGGTCAGATACGAGGACTTCAACATCAGGCACTTCGCGGAGTTTGAGAGATTGGCGTACCGTGCGGTTTTTGAACGTGGAATGGTTGACGTTGACTTCAACAAGCAACACTGGAACCTACACCTCAAGAACTTGGTCAGCCTCAACAGCAACGTGATAAGATTGCTGTTCGCGGGCAAGGAGCTGGTGGGATTCTACATATTGCAATTACACACACTGCCTTGGAACCACAGGACACAGGCGCTGTTCCAACTGATGCATCTGGCACCGGACTTCCGTGATCACAGGATCTACACCTCAATGTTCAGGGACGCGGAGGCCATCTGCGCCAACAACGGCGTGGAGAGGATACAGACCACTGACACAGCGATACAGATGGACGAGGGACAAAAACTTCAGCCTATTACACAACCACAATTACCACCACATAGACGGTGTTTGGGAGATGAAACGAGATGTTTGAACCAACATACATCAAAGACCTTAATCAGCAATACACAGGCGTCTGTGTGGGTTTAAACACCATAAAACAACGCACTGACCAAGTGATTGGCTTCCTGCGGGGTTTCAAGAGATACCAAGACGTCTCATACGAGGATCTGTACCAGATGATTTCTCCATCCGTGAGGTTGGAGCAGTACCGTATCTGGCAAGATCAAGGCAAGATCTGGGGATTCACCAACTGGGCCTTCGTGAACCAGGAGGTGTTGGACAGGTTCCTGGAGCATGGACGCATGAACACACTGGACTGGCAGAGCGGTTTCAAGCAGATGTACGTGGAGTTCGTGTGTGAGCATGGCGCGGATGAGATGATGAGCTGGATGAAGAATTACAGCCTGAACCTGCTGGGTCCAAACGTCAGGTGCTACTGGATAAGATCAGAGGCGGACCAGATCAGGGTCAGGAAGATTAGGACAAAGGAGAACTGGCGATGGGATCAGTAGTAAAAGCAGTCACCAAGGTGGTCAAGAAAGCGGTCAAGGCCGTGGTCAACGTCGTGGGGGGCGTGGTTTCAGCCATAAGCTCACCGTTCGGCATGAACATTGACGTGCCTGACTATGACATAGGCACGGACCAATCACAGGCCATACAGGGCGTACTGGTCAACAAGGATTCAGCGATCGCACACATACCAATCGTGTACGGTGAGCGACAGGTGGGAGGCACCAGGGTGTTCGTTTCCACGGATGGATCAAACAACAAGTACCTGTACATGGCGTTCGTGATGTCGGAGGGCAGGATCAACGCATTCCGCAAACTGTAATAGACGACAACGAGGTACCACTGACGTCATACGCACACGGGGTGGTGGCCAACGCCAGCACCGGCAACTACAAGGACAAGATACAGGTACAGTTCTTTGACGGCAGGGACGACCAGACCGTTTCCACGCTTTTGGAACAGGCACCTGGTTGGGATTCAGACCACAGGCTACAGGGCCTGGCGTACCTGGCATTGAGATTTGAGTGGGTGGGATTCAACACAGAGGACGACCCCGACAACAACCCCTACAACGGTGGCATACCCAACGTCAAGGCACAGATACAGGGCAAGAGGATACTGGACATCACGGGCATAAACCCCGCCACCTACAACACCGCTTATTCATCAGACGCGGTCACCTACAGCAAGAACCCGGTAAACTGCCTAGCAGATTATCTGAGGAACAGCAGGTACGGCAAGGGCCTGACCAATGACAGCTTTGACTGGACGGCCTGGAAGACGGCCGCGGACCTGTGTGACCAGACCGTGACCTACACCAATGGAACCTCATCACCGGCATTCACCTGTGACGCCGTGCTTGACACGGCCAACAGCCTGATGGTCAACAGCAAGATCCTGCTGGCCAGTTTCAGGGGCATCATGCCATACCAGGGCGGCAAGTACAAACTCAGGGTGGAGCACGGAGGCGATGACTCAGACATCACGGCCACACCGTCAGACCCAACCACGGTGTTCACCGTCACCGCGGACCACATCATTGGTGGCATACAGTTGGAGGGTGAGTCTAAACAGCACAAGGCCAACCGTTGCGTGGTCACCTACGTGGACCCGGAGGCGGACTACCAACCCAATGACGTCACATACCCAGCGGAGGGATCAGCGGATGACATCGCGTTCCTGGCACAGGACAACGGCGTCAGGCTTGAGAAGAGGATAACACTGCCAACAGTTGCCAACAGGAGCATCGCTGAGCAGTACGCCAGGGTGTTCGTGAACCGTTCAAGGACACAGAAATTCATAGCGTTCAACACCAACCTGGCCACCACAAACACCGCGGTGGGTGACCTGATACGTGTGCAGAGTGACAGCATTGGCCTGGACGGCATATTCAGGATCATGGACATGAGGATCAACTCACAGGGGGACATTGAGATCTCTGGCACGGAGCACCAGGCCAGCTCATACGCCATAGGGGCCACGGGCACTGACTACACCAGACCTGTGATAAACCTACCGGACCCAACACAGGTCATAGCACCCACCAACCTCACTCTTGAGTCAGGTGCGGAGTACAACCTGTGGACAGCAACAGCAACACCGTGAGGCGTATCAGGGCTGACTGGACCGCGTCAACGGACCCGTTCATAACGGACTACGTGGTGCAGTTCAAGAAATCATCAGACGCTGACTACATCACATACACACAGACTTCAAACACCTACGCCTACATCTCACCAGTGGCCCTGGGCGAGAGCTACGACGTGAGGGTGTTGGCCAGGAATGACCTCAACAGGCGTTCGTCCTACGTGACTGAGACCGCACACGAGGTCACTGAGACCTACACCGGCGCTGACAGCTCACAGTCGCAGGTTGATGGCGGATCAATAACCACCATAGCGGGCACGGGAGGATGGAATGGCTAGGACCGGATTCTACGACAGGTCACAGGACCTATA